CAACACCACCTGAAGCGAATGCACCTTGACCTTGATAAAGACCAGGGGCTGTTCCGCCTAGTTCGCCAGTTTCTCCTGGCTGGTTTTTCTTAATCTCTTCCGACATATTGTCACCTCCTAAGTGATTTACGAATTAAATAGATCGGCTGTTTTGAGGAAACGTCCGCCCCATAGGGATTTTTGAACCATTTCTGGTTCGTCCTGAATAATCTCTCCGAGATCTCCAGACTTTCGGAAAGCGGTGTCTGCTTCTACTGCGTCTACTCTCTTTCCAAACTTATTTACTTGCTCTAGCGTTGTAGCAATATCTTTTGCTACTTCATTAAGAGAAGCCTTTACTGCTGCCGTATCGACCTTTGAAGACTTAAGCATTTCTACTTCTGCCTGCAAAGACTTTACAGTTTCAACTAAATCGCTAAAGGCTGATGTAATTGTATTCTTGATTTCAGCAACTGAATCAACAATTGCTTCATCTGACTTAGATACTTCTGCTTCAACTTCTGCTGCTGGTGCTTCAACTGATTCCTCAGCCTTTGCAACTTCTTCTGCTGGAGTCTCTTCAGACTTTTCAACAGTATCTTCTGCTACTACAGTCTCTTCAGACTTTTCAGTAACTTCTGCAACAGGAGCCTCAACTACGGCATCTGCCTCTGGAGCGATTTCTTCTGACTTAGCAACTTCGGTTTCTTCAACCTTTGTCTTTTTTGCCATAGGATTATCCTCCTTGTTAATCTTAGCACCAATGCCTTTAGCACTATCTACTAAGAATTTGACTATATCCATTTTTTCGTTGTCTTCTTTTTCAACGAAACCTATATTTTTCATCTGGTTTCCTGTTGTTGGACTTAATGCAGTTTCTTCTTCTGAAACCATTACCAAACCAGATTCTTCATCATAAAAAACATTTTCTAATGCAACATCTTGGCCTTTGACAATGTCTACTCCATCAACTTTTTCAACTTGCATAATATTTGCAAATTGATTTGCTGGAGAATCAACTAATGACAATTCAACAAGATCATAATCTTTAATAATTCTAATTGTAGAATCTGACTTCTCATCATATCCGTCGTCCCATGAATTCATTTTTCCACCTATTGAAAAACCTGTAAGAGTACCGTCTAAAACTTTTTCCCATGTATCTTGTGCACCCTTTGAAACATATGCTGATACAAAAACTCCAGAATAAAACTTTTTAGATTCTGGATCAAAATATCTATCTTCTTTAAAATTAACCATCTTTCCAACAGCAAGTGGCTGATGCATTTCACGAATGTTGCCACGGAATTTTGAGAATGCTTTTAGTGATGCTTCTGCTGTAACTATATCGCCTTGCTTGTCAATGTTATCAAGGGACGCAAAACCTGAGACGATGCGTCTTTCCTTATCTACCTTCGCAAATGGAAGGGAAAGTCTTACTGAGTCGCCAATGGTATCCCAATGGGCTTTAGATATAGTCATACTAGAATATATTATATAGCCTTATTTATCAATATCTCTTTTATTGAGATGCTCTACCCTCACCCTTTGGATTTCTTCCACTTATTGTGGCTGGTCCATCGGATTGATTGTTTAGTCTTTCTCCATCCCGTGCTCTTTCGGAATCATCTCCTGGCTTAGGCTGGAAAGGCTCGTCTCCCCCTTCCCTTTGAGGAAGTCCAAGAACTGATCTTGCTTCGTTTGGAAGCATGACCTGTGTCTTAACATATCGCTCTAAAATTTGAGATTGTGCTATTTCATCAGTCAGAGTTAACTCTTTAAACTTTAAAACTAATACATCTGTTTTTTCTTTAATTATCTTATTAATAATTTTTTCTACTTCTCTTTGTGCTGGTCTAGACACCTGTTCTTTAAAGGTCCTATCCTGTGCCATAGCAGCAGCGATTGAACCAGCATCCCCACCGCCAATCTTAGATAGGGGGACCTGGTGAGCGATCAAAACATCATCACGGTTTTGTTTACGGTATTTTTCAAATGAGCCCTCTTGAACACCGTTTTCAATAGGCTCCATTTTAAATTCAACCTTATTACCATCTGTGTCTCCAGGAAGAGGTATGTATAGAGTTCTGTGAGACTGTCCTTTAAGTCCCGTCTGCAAAAACCTAAACATCTTATCCTCTGCATCAGCAGAAAGTTTTGCCCCCTTTAGTGTCACAACATAACGAGGGACAGCCTTATTGCTAAAGTAGTCGATGTTATATTGTGACGCTAACTGGTCTCCATGGAGCGAGTTTATAGCCGACATTATATCTGGTACACCATAAAAAGTATTTAATGGTGAGTATTGTTTAAAATGAATTATTTCATTTGGTCTTGGATCTGTACTTATTGGATTAGAGTTTTTAGCACCAAAGTTTCTAAAGTAAACAACTTTGTTTCCAATAATTTGAACATATCCATCTTTTAATCTTCTAATACGCATAGTGGTTGCAGGTATATGACCGATATAGCCAATTTCTCCACGAGTTGTTCTTCCTACTTCTAGATATCCATTTCCAACAGCCTGTAAATCTGTATAAACTTTTACCATAGTTGTTGTAAAAGAGTCATCACTATTTAATGATTCTAGCCACTCGTGTAGTTCAATCTTTGCACGTTCAATTCTGTTTCTTGCTCTATTTACCTGATCTGTATCTTTGTTTGATTCAAGCCTCAACATTGTGCTTGGAGAAACCTCAAAATCATATCCAAGACCTACTGTGTTTTCTACTTTTGCATCAATTGCTGCATGATTAGCAAAAGATGTGTCATAGTAATTTGCTAGTTCATAAACATTCCATGGCGGTGTGATAACATCAAATAATCCATAACCGTTTCTATATACTGTACCAGGATTAATTTCTTTTGACTTTGCACCACTAATGCCAACCTGATCTGCCCTTGCGCTATCTAAATATGCATCACTTGGAGTTGCACGATTAGCCTTATCAAGTGTTCTGGCTACACGTCTTTTAAAATTATTCTCCATACCAGTATAAGACTTGAGATCATCCCAAGACTTTGAAAATGGATCTGATTCCTTAAAAGATTCTAGAGGATCAACAGGCTTATCTATCCTGGCTCCTATAATAAATTCTTGTTCTTCTGACATTATTCTTCGTCTCCATATTTTGCTATAGTGTCTTTTGCTGCTTGTACTGCGCCAAGGTCGTTAAGGTTAGGGATTAGTCCAGCCTTCATTCTGTCTACTTGTTCGCTATACTCTTCGTCAGTCACTCTTCCCATACCCGCAAAAAAATATGGCTCTCCTTCTGGCTCACCATAATATGCTGCTGCTTGTTTTAACTCTGCAATTTTTGCAAGATCACCCTTCATTGATGGAATATTTAAAATATTTCCATTTCCGTCAGTAAACCATTTTCCATTAGATTTTTTCCAAACATAAATGCCCCAATCATATTGTTTGTTTATTACTGTTACTTTAGTTTCGCCAATCTGTCCTGGCATTCTTGGCTTACCTTTTTTGTCAAAAAGTGGCTGATTGTTGCTTTTCATAACCACCAGTATACCATATTATACTGCGTCAGATACTTGAGATTGCCATTCTATATCTTTAAAAACCGCATATTCGTAATCTCCAAACCTCAAAGGCCTTGAGTCATCAACTATAATTTTATTTGTTCCCGTATATGCTTTATATAAATCTGCTGGATTTACTCCATAGTAACTTATTGAAGACTGAACTAACACTCCCTGCCAAACATAATAATCATTCCAATACTCCCAATCAAATAATCCATCTACAGCAAACTTGACCCTTGCCCATGGGCGCTTGGCAACAGTTTGTATTTCTTGTAAACTTGTAGTTTGATAATATGAAAGACTATCAAAAATAATAGGGCCATTAATCATAATTGATCCAGCATAGGATTTAAAATTTAGTACGCTTGGAAACCCTATACCAAGCATAGCCCATTCATTTACATTTAGCACTGGTTCTTTAACTACATTACCATTAATGTAAAAAGATATTCCATCATAAAGGGCACCTGTATTTCCATCTATTGCATAAATTTTTGCCCTCTTTCCATTAGGATGATTTGCTACCATATAGAATTTAATTATCTTTCCCTTAGAATTAATTTGCATTATTTGAGTTGGTGCATATGGGAAAAAGTCTGAATTAAATCTAACTAAAGACTGCATTGCCATAACTTCGTAATCTGCTGTTTTATTAGAATTAACTGGAATTGCTACCCCACGATTTATTAATGGATCATGATTTCCTCTAATTTCTAATCCTGAATATCTTGTTAAATATAAATATGGAGAAGAACCCTTATATATTGTTATTGGATTTTTTGCTTTATAGTTATAGTAATATCCAGTATTTACATATGGATATACATTAGTTCCAAATCTTGTTCCAATATTATTTACAGTATTATAGTTAAATGCTTGAGATGCTAACTGTAAACCCTTAACTTTAATAGGCTTGTGTTTGATTCCATCAACTTCAAATTCAAGATGCAATACAATTGCCAGATCATTAAAGTCTACACCACGAGGAGGATATATAAGAATATTATCCACAACTTCGTATTTGGTGTTTATCCAGTTATTGCCTGGAGTAATTACGCCATTTTTAGGAACATCTTCTGTGCTTACAAAAAATCCATCAGATGCGTTTGCTCCAGTTTCTAGATATTCAAAAGTTATGTAAGTTTTTAATATTGATCCAGTTGTATCGTAAGAGTATGTTTTCATAGACCTTTCTGCTAAATCTTGATAATCTACATAGCCAGTATAAAGATAGTTGTCTAAAGATTCATATGTTCTTTGTTGTGGATACGAATACTCTTCACTTAATTCTGAATAAGCCCATCCGTCTTCATCAATTACCTCTGTTTCTTTAAATTTTGCAGGAGCAGGATAATTAACATTAAACTGTATATAGTCTAATCCAAATCTAGAGTCTCCGTATTCATCAGTTATATACTGTCCAAAATATGAAAGTGGAATATAGTCTTTCCAAGAACCCTTTACATCTACATCTAAATAAAAACTATCAAAATAATTTTTTGGAACTACGCCAAGACTTGGTTTATGATCAGAAAGTGCTATATTCAAAAACTCGTCAGCATCAAAGTCAAAAGGACTCTGATAGTTGATATAATAATTCCAAAAGTCTTGATCTGCGTCTCCTCCATCATAATCTATCTCTGGCCCGTACAAATTAAATATATTTTCATAATCCTTGGGAACTCCAATTAGATTAAAAAGATTTTCTATGTCTTTAACATTTTTTTCTGAACAAAGTCCTATCTTATATATATTGCCAGTAAAGGTTTTTTGAAATTCTTTTGTTCCCCCTACATACATTTTTAATCCTGACTGATTATTAAAGAAAGATAAAACATTGTTTCCAAAGTAATTTCTAAAAACTTCTACTTCTATACCAACTGCAAACATTTTATTATTTTCTACTGATAATGCTTCGTATAGTATTTGCTCTGGCTCACCACCATATTTAAATATATATCTTACATCATTATTAACACACTCTATAGAAAAGTAATTAAAATTATGATCCTCAATTCTAATTAATACCTGATTACCAGAATAAGATAATGGCTTTTTGAATAGTCCATAAAAAGCATAAACTTGCTCTGCAGATAAAGAAAAATCGTCAAAATACAAATAAGAGTTTACTGAGTCCCAAGAAGAATTAGGCCTTAAATCTAAAAACAAATCATCTTCATTTTGTATAATTGCACAATCAGTTAGCATGTCTGATTGCGTTTTAGATGTACTGTTTGTAATTATTGATGGCACTGTAAAGTTAGGTGTAGTTAAATAATTTTCTTCAACAATTATATTATCTAGTGAAGCCTGAGACCAGGATCCTAAGTCTGGATAGTTATAATTTTTTGTATAGTCTGCAAATGAATAATCAAAGACAACAGAGTGTCCGCCGTATGATGCATTAAGATTTTCTGGATACTGTACGCCTTGACCATAAACAAATCGTCTTTTTGCTACAAGCAATGGGACCACGTATCCGTACAATGCAACGCAATCTATTTCTATTGGCTCAATATTTTCATAAGCATAAAAACCTATCCAGTCTTGAGTTTTTTCAGTATTACTTAATGAATCAGGTAAAGATATAGAGTCTGCATCAATTGCTATAGATATAACCTCTTCGCCATTTAAAAGAATTGTTGTTAAACTTGAAGAATATCTCCAATGAATTAGCATTGGTCTTTCCCAATGTCCAACATAGTAAGATGAATACTCATTATTAATTTTTAATACTAAAAATGGACCATTTAAATATAGTCCATCAGTAGATGCTATTGGACCAACTATTCTTTTTGACTCTGAAGAAGAATTGTTAGTTCTAAGCCAAAACTCTAATGTAAAGTCTTTGTGCTTTCCACTATCTGACATCATTCCATCAGATGGAACAATTAAAGATGGAGAGTTGTTATTGCTATAGAGTTTAGTTATATCTTCAGATCCAAAAACCATTGGCATTCCAAAATTTTTAGCCATTAAAGAATTATTATTTACAAAATAGTACCCAGGATTATCAGATAGACCATAAGCACTAGCCTCAACAACTTTTGATGGTGGCAAAGCAATACTTGATGGCAAATTTATTGTTGTTACGCCTAAAGACTGAGACTGAAATTCCTCTGACCATTGTCCAAATGTAATTCCATTAATATAAAATATGTAATCGTTTAAATCTACAGACTGTCCTAAATAATTTATTTTAATAACCAACCTTAGTGGTAAGTCGGTAGATTCTGGACTAAAAGTTTCAGATAAAAAATACCACCTATCTGAAAGTGATGCATCATAAGATTTTAAAACATCTATATATTGTTCTTGTGCATCATCATAATATCTGTATCCTATTTCTACGCTCAATGCGTATGGGCTAAGTGTATAAAAATAAGATCCAACCGAAAAAGTTTTAAGTATGCTATTTAGTTCATCTGTAGTTACTGTTTCTGGACTAACCAAGGTTACTGAAAACAAACCTTGTGTAACTGCAGTAGGAGTAACCTTATTAATTACGCTATCTGGAAATGGAGCATCTAATAGTTCTTCAGTTGTTACAGAAGATCCATTATCAATCGACCAAACAGAAGTATCTCTTTGTGCCTCTAAAATTATAGAAACATAATCAGCCTTATCATCAAGTGCCCACAAAAAATTAGGGTGCTCGGCGAATATTTTTTCTGCATATAGATTTGATGGGCTAGACATTATGAGTCTATTTTATCACATTATGTATTTTCCCATAAAGGATTGCCCCAATATATGTCTTCATACTTTAGTCCTGGATAAGGAGATTGTCCAGTTGGTGCGTTCCAAAAATCAGATATAAACATTGATTTTTTTTCAACAATTGTAAACTCTCTAGAAAATTCTTCAGTTTCAGGAAAAATAATACAATCGCCAGCAATTAACTTTTCTGTAATATTATAGTTTTTAAAAATAAAATTTCCTCCTTCGTGACAATCATTCCACTTTACAATTGATCTAAAAACATTTTCAGGCCTACTGGCTGAATATCCTGGTGATATATTAGTTCCTGGAACATACTTCATAATATAACTTTTTCCTAAAATTGGAGAATCATAATTAGTCCCTGAAATTTCAGTTACTGCTTCTTTTATAGCATTGCAATATTTTTCAAAAACAGAAACTACTTCTCTAGTCATATCACCATAGGTTACTATTTCAAAATTAATACCCTCTTGGCTAAATAGAAAATCGTGAAGTGGCACATGGTCTTCTTTTGTGTTAAACTTTACAGAGTCAACAAATTTACCAATCAACTCTAAGTCTTCTCCAGTTGCTACATTAATTATTTTATAACTCATACTATCTTAATTTCACAAGAATCGGTTGTACAATACATCTCTCCTTGTGCCTCCAAATTTTCAACCCCGTCATAAATAGCAGACCAATCAATCTTTTTAATCTGTCCAATATAATAATTATACTCTTCTTCTGTAATTTCAGTGTATGGTTGTTGTGGATACACCTTATTTCCCATTGGTAAAAATGAAACTGCTTTTAATTGTCCTTCGTACATGTGAAGTGCAGGCGCTATATGTTTGGTCTCAGTTTCTTTGTCAAATGAAAGAGTTACAGACACGCCGTTGTCAGACCAATATTTCTGAGCAGTAGCAGCAAGCGCAATCTTTTCAAATAATGTCACATCCTTTTCAGATCTCGGATGACCAGAGTGAACTGGGAAATAAACCACAGTTGTATTCGCAGATACAAGGTCAGCCTCCATCTTATATCCAGCAGCCTTGAATAAGTGAATCATTGGGTCGGTATTCCCAAAACGAATTGCTCTCAAGAAATAGTTTCCACCAGGTGCCCAGTGAACTCCAGGCGTTGCGCCAGAAAGAATTGATACAGACCCTGATGGTTTAACAGTTGTGACTCTAATGGAATCACGAACGCATAACCATTCAGAATATGAATGATCATATTTACGAATAGTCTCATAGCCTTCGTCCATCCATTCACGCACAACAGGCAAACCAAATTTGTCTGAGAATGAAGCAATACCTGTAAGGGATGTTCCAATACGACGATTACGCTGCATGATTCCATTTGTTTGTTGCCAGTGTGTTGGTATCAATGTTACTGTCTTCCCATAGAGATAGGCAAACTTAAGAGTGCGTAAAAAGTCTTCTTTGGATTCATGACGATTTAAATGTACCTCGACCAAAGTGCAGAGTTCATATGATTCTAAAGGTTGTTCTGCACAAGGATTAAAGCCCATAACACGATAGTCTTTACCATCGGCAGGATCTTTTAAACGCCCGTAGTTTCTTGCAACATCCAACCATATAAAACCAGGTTCGCCGTTATTTGCTATTAGGTCTACATAGTCTTCGTACTTTGTACCTACCGTCGCAGAGACTGAATTATTTGACATCCATGCCCAACCTGGATTTTCTGGATCAAAGGAATTTCTGTCTGGAAAAATCTCAGAATTTTTAAGATTCATAAAGTCTTGATCTTTAGCATCACCCAAAGCCAGAGTTGCAGATCGTCTAACATTTCCTGATACCACACAGGTACCAATAAGATTTACGATATCTACTATTGCTCTTGAGTCAAGGGTCTCTCCGACTCTACCGCCGATTACAGCCCTTATCTGCTTGTGTAACTGTATAAGTGGTGCAGGACCGCTTGCTGTGCCTCCAAAGCCCTTGATAGGGGCTCCTAAAGGCCTAATAAGATCATAGTTAAACTCCTGGATATACATGTTGGGCTTTAAAAATGAATTAATCAATAATCTAACAGATTCTACCCAGCCTTCACGAGTATCTGGAATTTCATATACTTGTGGTGGCTCTGTTGGGTCATAAATAGGCATCTTCTTTTCTGCACCGACAGTATCAAACCCTACACCCACACCCATCATAAGAGCATCCATAACCCAAGCAAACAATGTTCCTGGATCATTTCTATCTATATCTTTTGTAGATACCATAGCGCAATTTTGTAATGCTGCTGAATTTTTCTTTTCCATTGTAAGTGCCGTGCCAAAAGACCATAGGCCTCGTCCTGGTGGTGTCCACTTTAAGTTAAACAATCTATCAAAGGCTTCCTTGGCAGAAGACTGTGCCTTATAGTCATTCCAAGGTAGTCTATTTTCTTTAGCGTGATTCTTTTGGGCTGAGTACATACCTTCGATTACTCTACGACAAACCTCATACCATCTTTCTTTAGTTCCATCGTCCTTCATGCGAGAGTAGGTACGAATAAACGTAATCTCTCCTAATGAATTTCCCCCAGCATCTGTAAATCCAAATGGGGATTCCTTTGTTTTATACTCATTTATAAAATCTTCAGACAAACGAAAACTAAAAAAATCAGACAATGTTTTTCTCCTTAAGAAACTGTAATTAGTAAAGTATACCAGAGTTTTTACTTTTGTAAAACTCTAATGCTATTATTTAGGTTTATAGTTAGATATAACTTTTTTTCTTCCACATTAATCTTCGATATCCAGAGTTAAATACTGTTCTTACTTTATTTACTATTTCTTTAACCTTATCACTTTCTTTTTGATCTTTTATGATTTCAGAAACAAAGTCTTGTCTCATAAAAGGTATCACTTGAACTAACGGAGTTCCTTTTTGTACATACCCTCTAAAATCTTTTTTAACTAAAAATGATAGCAAGCCGTCAGATGGGTAGCCATCTATATCAATTACTGCAGCAACTGCATATAATGGAGATACTTCATGATGCTGTGGTTGCATAAAAATAGCACTAACACCATTACTTCCTTTTGCTACCCAAATTGGATTTATTCTAAAAATGTGCTCTATATATTGATCTTTGTCTATTGGATATCCTTCTACCTGCTTTATATCATGTGCACTAATCATTGGCTTTATTCCTATATTAGAAAATGACTCCATTGCTTTTGGAATCTGAAAAATTTTCTGACCATTTGTTGTATCTATGTAAATATCAAAAGGTGCTTTAATTATGTACCCGCTTGATAACATGTCTAAAAATGCAACGCATCTTTTAACAGTTAATCTTTGTACACCATCAATAGGAGTATCGTTATTTTCATAAAAAGGTAGAATTTTTTTAAACCAAGATGGGATTTCTTTAAATGCTGGAACAGGCTCAGGAAACAAATCTACATTTTTTGGCATTGTAGATATAAAAGATATTTTGGCAGACTTTTTTTCTTTCATATTAACAGTATATCATAAGATAAAAATTTGCAATATTACTGTATTGGATCTGGTCTATCAAATACCAACATTGTTGCAGTAAAGAAGTTATCGTATGGTTCACAGTTAATTGATATCTTATTTAAAGAAATATCAACTGTATCTACTAAAACAACATCAACAAATGATTTTGATTCTGTCGAAAATATTTTATATGAAGTATCAATGTCTGATGCTTTTATAAATTTAGTGACTGAGCCTTTTTGTACTAAAATATAATGTGATTTAGAGAATAAATCTCCATTTACATAAATAAATTGAGTTTCAGCAGTATTATTTATAGAAACAATTTGAGTCTCTACAATATTATCATCACTAAGAGATAGTGACGAAGATTCTACCTCCCATTCAGTCCAGTCTACATTTGCTGGATTTGGTATATTAAGGGCTAATAGGGTATCTCCAACTACCAATTGATTAGCAGTTTTTGTTGATCCTGGAGCACCTGGAACCAATACTTGAGTTGATTCTGCTAATGAATGATGTCCTACAGGTGTAAATGTAAAAGCACCAAAGGCACCAAATGGTGTGAATCCGAAAGCACCAAAGGCACCAAATGGTGTGAATCCGAAAGCACCAAAGGCACCAAATGGTGTAAATCCAAAAGCACCAAAGGCACCAAATGGTGTAAATCCAAAAGCACCAAAGGCACCAAATGGTGTAAATCCAAAAGCACCGAATGGTGCGAAGGAAAATGTTGTTGTGACTGATCCAGAGTTTGCAGATGTATTAGATGATCCATTTGCATTGTCTGCTCTAACATTATAAGTTTGTGCAGTTCCTTGTTCTTGAGCAACTGTAACAGATGTGCTTCCAGTATTTCCAGACTTTCCATCTGACGAGGTCCAATAGTAATTTGTAATTGCCTTACCACCATTTGCTGGGGCAGACCAAGAAACGCTATCATTTCCTGCAGATGGAGAAGATGCAGAAGGAGCACCTGGAGCATTAGGAACGGTTGTAATGGTAACTGATGCTGTTGCAGCAGATGCAGCAGACCAACCATTTGCATTTTGCACTCTTCCAGTAAATGTATATCCTGTTGCAGATGACATCCCAGTTGGTGTAACTGGGCTAGAGCCATTTGTTGTTTCAGATAATCCACTTGGAGTTGCTCCATATGATGTTATTGATTTACCACCAGTTGCGTTTGCTGTAACTGTAACAGTTGCTGCTCCATTATTATATGGTCGATTTGTTCCAACGTCTACTGCTGAAACTGTTGGGGCTTGTGGAACAGTTGTTGCAGTTATAGCATTAGATGCACCTGACTCATCTCCAGTTCCTGCTCCATTTGTTCCTTTAACTTTAAAGGTATATTCAGTTTCAGACTGAAGGCCTGTTACTGTTATAGGAGAAGATGCACCTGTTGCAGTATATCCTCCTGGGTAAGATGTAACTGTGTAAGAGGTTGCTGGGTTTACTGTAGAGCCAGTAAATGTTACTGTTGCAGCGCCATTATTGTATGCCCTTTCTGTTCCAACATCTGTTGCTGTGCCTATTGTTGGTGCACCTGGTGCCAAAAAGTCATTTGCGCTTTGGCTCATTCTACCTGCTTGCTTTGACATAGTTAATCTCCTTTAATTTGTTATTATGCTGACAGATCTCCGAAAACCAGCCATCCGCTTGCGGTCTTCATTGCTGTTACTACTGAGTTGGTAGTTCTGAACTTGAGTCCTGGTGTTCCTACAACGCTGTTAGTTGAAGCAAACTGTGCTCCAGTTCCTGAAGCCTGGTAGAAATCAATAGATTGCCCAGTTACGTATCCTGTTGCAGGAAGTGTGATAGTTACTGCTCCTGTTAGTGGAACAAACTTGTCTGCTTCTCCTGCTGCAAGTGTTGCAGATGATGAGATTGCTGTTGCAAATGTTGTAATAGATGGCACACCAGCCTTTGCCTGTGTTCCATCTGAGAATACAATACCTGCTGCTGGCAAGGTTACTGTTCCAGTAAAAGTTGGAGAATTTAATGGAGCCTTAAGATCTAGTTCTGTCTTGCCTGCGATATTATCGTATGTAGCGCCATCATTTGTAAACTGCCAAACGTCGCTGGACTCATTCCAACGAATTTGAACATCAGATGAGTCTCCACGCTTAATCTTTATTCCTGCATTCTCTGTTGGAGTACCAGTAGTAAAGTTGCTGTTTAGGTCGATAATGTTATCGGCTAAAGAAATTGTTTCGCTGTTTACAGTTGTAGTTGTTCCGCTTACTGTTAGGTTTCCACCAACAATGAGGTTTCCATTTACTTCTGCATTATCGTTAACGTAAACTTTTCCTGTACCGTTTCCAGATAGAGATAAGTCCGTATTTTCTGTTTTGCTAGAAATTGTATCTACACTTACAGGATTACCAAAAACAACTGCATTTCCGTCACTGCTTGTTATTTGATTTCCTGCTTGAATCGATAAAGTTCCCTTAACCTGAATATTACCTGTTCCTGTTGGATCAAGTTCAACATTACCGCTACCGCTTGTACGTAATGCTAGGTTTTCATTAGCATCTGCACTGAGAACAATGTTGCCAGAATCATCTTGAATAACCTTTTGTCCATTAACGTATAGCGATCCTGGACCAACATATACATCCTTCCACATTTTTGTTGGGGATCCAAGGTCGTATGTGTTGTCTGTAGATGGAACAATACTTCCACCTGCTGTTACTGTTGGAAGAACTACTGTTCCAGTAAATGTTGGAGATGCCAGTGGGGCCTTGAGATCAAGTGCTGTTTGTGCAGCGGTTGAAATTGGCTTGTCTGCATCTGAAGTATTATCAACATTGCTTAAGCCCACATCTGCCTTTACAAGTCCTGAAGGAGATGTAATTGTCTTGTTGGTAAGAGTTTGAACTCCTGCTAATGTTACAAGATTTGCTGTATCAGCAATACCGTGAACATTTGTGGTTACTCCGTTATGAGTAGAAACTGCGCTTGTGGCAGTAGTATCAGCATAGGTCTTTGTAGCCAATGCTGCTGTATCAGCAATGCCATGGATATTTAAAGTTGCTGTTCCATGGCTAGAAAGTGCTTCAGTAATTGCAGATGATCTTGCTGCAGTTTCTGCAGAAACAGCAGTTGATGCTGCTTGATCTGCATAAGCCTTAGTTGCTAATGCTGCTGTATCAGCAATACCATGAACATTTGTAGTAAGTGCATTATGTGTTGAAACTTTTCCATCTGCTGCTGTACCTGCAGCAGTTGTTGCTGCTAATTCTGCTGCATCTGCTGCATCATCTGCGTATGTTTTTGTTGCAAGGGCTG